AAAAAATTATCACGTTGAGTTGGAAATAATCTTGTACCCATACGTTCTACATATCGAACTTCAACATTATCAATAATTCTTTTTATAACGCAATAAGTAACGTCATCATTGCCTTCAGATACGCAAGCAACGCTTTCAAATGTACCATCAGTATCATGTTGATGCCACGCACCTATTTGTTGTTCTGGCACATATGTAAGACCTAATAATTTACCGCTACTACTTACTGCCCAAACAATAGGTATTGGTGATTTAGATAAATTCATATCTACAATTGTAAAATTATCAAATAAATGCGGAGCACGAAGAGATAAATCACCTGTAATAAATCCATTTGCTTGCCAGTTATAACCAAGTTCTCTAACGTGACCACCACGAGCAGCACCATATACCAAACTATTATTAACAATTACTGGTTGTGAATTGTTTGCTCCTACATATGATTGCGGTTTTACAGATATAGACGTAGGAGTTATAGCATCACTATTAACAGAAGTAATTCTCCATTCTGCTGATCCAGTTAACATTAATAAATTTGTTAATGGAACAATATGTCTAATAGTATTTGCTTCACGAGCAGCAACTCTAAATTCAATACGGTCATCATCTCGTATCGGTAATCCAAAAGACATATTACTTTCAGTACCAGATTTAGTCATCCATATATTTTGCGGTGCATTATTAGTACCTGCAAACACTCTGCGTTGCTCAAAATAAGATACAGCACCAGGATAATTACCAGTACCTACAAAATCATTTTCATGTATTGGTGGTGTTCTAGAAAAATCTGGAGAAATATTATCGTCTACAAGAGTTGTTGTTGTAGTTTCTCCTAAAAATCCGTAAATACCGCCTTGTTGTTTATAAACTCTATATCTGGTAGCACCAGAAACAGCGTTCCATGTAATAGTATTTTTAGCTCCAGTAACAAATATATTATTGCTTACAGATGCAGCAGATGATTGATTGCTTTCATCTACTAAATTAGATTTAACAGCCGTAACAACATATTCATGATCAACATAAGTATCTGAGTTTGTAGAAGTAGAAGAAGGTATATATCTAGAAACACTTACACCAGTAGGTGCAGCTATAGGACTACCAAAATCAATTACACGCAATTCCCATTTTGTTGCACTTAATCTTCTTAATTCTTTTGGTGGATGTAACGGATGAACTAATGTTAAAACATCAGCAGATTGCACATAATGTACGTCAAATAAATCTGCTTCAGCATATGAATGCGGTATTTCGTATATGTTGGGATCTGTTGGTAATGCATACCAATTTGTAGCGTTAGGTGGTTGGCTATTAGAATGAGCAGTTTTAGCATAATAATTTGTACCACTATATTTAGCTATATCTCCTACTGCATAGTTAGTACCACCATTCCATGCTGCACCATCGTTATAAAATAAAGTTTGTCCTTGTGTATGAAATCTAAAATATCCTTCACCAAATTCAAGCACCATTGTTTGTGTTGTATTAAATGTAAAAGGTATTAATCTTGTTGCTTTAGTACTATCTTTTACTTCTCTTACAAAAGCAAAACCTGGTCTATTTTGTGCAGGCCCTTGTGGTTTAGCAATAAAATTACGCATTGTTGCTGCACCTTGTTGAAATTTATTATCAGCAATACGACCAAACATTTCTGGTGATATTTCACCTCCAGAAAATGCTTGTTTAAAATTACGAGTAACAGGCATAAATTATCTCCCAGATGTCCAAGGAACTATATGTTCAACTGTTATATCTCTATGTAAATTGTCTGATTGTTTTGCACTTGTTAAATAATTAGTCATCATTTGTGTACATCGTTTTGCTTCTGCTGCTCCTTGATCTCCTTTAATAACAGGACCTGCAAGCATTGATGCCAAATGCCATGACAATGTAATAACAAATAAAGGTGAAAATAATGATGGATCAGTTACAAATGCCTGATACCTTAACATCGCATTTTCTTGATTGGTATAAATTAAATTTCCTTCTATTGCAAACTGTTGTGGTGTATATTGACCTGCCACAATTGTCGGTGCAAAATTAGCTGTTAAATTACCTGGGGTATCACCTGCTGCCATTCTTGTAGCGTAATCATTTTGTGCTGTAGGAGATATAACTGCAACAGGATTCATCATATCCGCAGGGGCTACATATGCATAATCCCATTGATCAAGACTATTAGTAGTTAATGCTAAATTTCCACGTTTTGATGCAAAATTCCATGTATGCATTTCTAATAAAGTATTTCTTGCAATCGGATAAAATCGTGCAGCTTTTTCTGCTTGAGCAGATCCTTCTGGTGGATTTAAAGAAGCTATGGTTGCATCATCACCTAAATGTGCCAAGGCAAGGTTGCAAATGTCTACTTCAGTTGCCATGTCATCTCCTATAAAAAGAGGAGGTTAGCAGTATTACTACTAGCCCCCAGTAAGAAAAATTGAAAAATAATGCCTACTTACTTGCTGCTTCAAGTTGACTAATAAGAGTTTCTTTTGTTTGTCTTCTATCTAGTTCTAAACCAATAGTACGACCATACACTTCAAGTTCTGCTTTTGTCATTGCTTCAAAATCAATAACATCAGATCCACCAACAATTTCAATGT